TCCTTTTTTTCTTTTACATTCTACGTAATTATAACACAAAGAAGACTAAAATTCTCGTATTTTTCGCAGTTTTTACCGATAAATCGTTTTCATAACAAGATTCTTTAATTCGTCTTCTAATTCTTGGTTTTTCTGGACTGTATAGCCCTTCAATTGAAGAGTTTTTTTCTCGTCTTCATAGCGTAATACCACAGGATATGGGCCTGGATATTTTTTCAAAATAGATAGAATCGTTTTGTCCTGACGATGATCGAGCAACTGAATCCAGAATTTTTCATTGGTCGCTAGTTGCGCCTCTGCTAGAATCATCTGCAAGCGCCCATCACGCTCTTGTATTTTACCCGTCAAGTAATAGAAGCCACCTTCTTTTATCAAGGAGGAAAATCGATTATAGGTTTCAGGGAAAAGGGTCACATCCAATTTTTTCTTGGTATCACTGACTTGTAAGAAAGCCATGAGATCGCCCGACTTGGTTCGAATGGTCCGGATGGCTTGCACCTCTATGAGAATTCGCGCCTGCTCTCCTTGTATGAGTTGAGAAATTGGTTGGATCTCGTAGGGACTCGTTTGCCCAATCGCAATCAATGGGTGGGTACTGAGCCCGACACCAATAATGGCCTCTTCCTTCTCATATTTTTCAGCCTGGCTAAAGTCCTCCGCTTCTGTCCAGGAATAGTTAGAATCCGCAAACAAACTGCCTAGCTCATCAGCAAAGACAAACAAATTCGGCAAATTGTGAAGCACCTTGCGTCTATTTTTTTCAAAAATATCAAACAATCCAAGCTCCACTAAAGGTGTTAACAGAGGTAATTTATGATACTGATTGGGGAGGCGTAAAATAAAATCTTCGACACTTTCAAAGGGACGATTATCAATGATCCAATACGCGAAATCTCTTGGGAGTCCCTTGATATTTTTCATTCCCAAGTAAATTTTTCGATCCTGGAACTTATCTCTGTAAGGGATGGTGTTGATGGATAATGGCGCGACTTTAAAATCAAACTGGAGAGCATCTGTCAGATAATCGCTACTCGAATAATTGAGCATAACATCAAAGAAAACATCTGGATAATGGACCTTGAAATAGGCCATCTGAAAGGCCAAGGCAGAATAGGCATAGGCATGGGAACGGTTAAACCCATAGCCTGCGAATTTTTCCATGATTGCAAAGACCTCTTTGGCTTTTTCTTCCGTATGCCCAAGTTTAAGAGCACCTGAGACAAAATCGTCTTCCATCTGATGCATTTCAGCTGCATTTTTTTTGCCCATAGCCCTACGTAAAATATCGGCTTTCCCTAGACTAAAGCCTGCAAAACGCTGGGCAACCTGCATGACCTGTTCTTGGTAGAGCATGATCCCATAAGTGGGCCTTAAGATTTCTTCAATAGCTGGATCTAAAATCTCAACTTTTTCTTGGCCGTGCTTTCTTTTGACGAAATTATCAATGTAATCACTAGCCCCTGGACGATTGAGAGAGGTGGTCGCTACCACTTCTTCGAAATGATTGGGTCTCACACGTCTCAAGAGGCGAATGGCTCCAGCCTGTTCAAATTGGAAAATCCCCTTGGTATCCCCAGCAGCAAACAAGGCCAAGGTTTCTGGATCTTCTAAATCAATGGCTTCAATCACGATCTCTTCTTGGTACTTTTCATAGACCGCTTCCTTCATTTTCTGAACAAAGGTTAAATTTCGCAGACCCAAAAAGTCCATCTTCAACAGACCATTGGCTTCAACCGCATGAGCATCATACTGGGTGACAAACATGTCTTCTCCATACTTGAGAGGAATGTGATCCGTCAAATCCTGGTCACTCATCACAACCCCAGCCGCGTGGATCGAGGTTTGTCTAGGTTGGCCTTCTATTCTTTTGGCAATTTCAAAGCCACGTTCAAATTCTGCTCGGCTATGAATCACTTGTCGAAAAGCTAGATTCTGTTCATAAGCTGTCGTCAGTGTATCCCTAAACCCAATCCGCTTGGTAATGGAGGTCAATTCATACTCTGGTACCCCAAAACGTTTGAAGACATCTCGAATGGCTTGTTTGGCCCCAAAGGTTGAAAAGGTCACGATTTGAGCTGCATGGTAACTCCCGTAACGGTCTCGCACATAGCGGATAAATTCTGGACGATAGATATCAGGAATATCAATATCAATATCCGGCATGGTGTAGCGCTCCACATTTAAAAAGCGCTCAAATAGGAGGTTCTTCTCCACAGGATCAATCCCTGTAATCCCTAGGGAATAGGCTACCAGTGAGCCTACAGCAGACCCACGTCCCATTCCCATATAATAGCCTTGACTCCGTCCGAAACGAAGAAGGTCCCAGACAATCAAGAAATAATCATCAAAGCCCATCTGGTGAATAATGTCTAATTCATGCTCCAGACGTTCTTGATAGACCGGACTGGTCAAGTTCTTTCGAAGGAGACCCGCTTGAGCTAATTCTCTCAGTTCCTCAACAGCTGGTTTCTGAGGATTGAAGCGAGGCAATTTCAACTGGGTGTCAATATCATATTGAATCCCTTGGACTAGTTTTTCCAGATTTGTGATGGCTTGAGGAAATCGCTCTGCAAAATCATTCTTTAAATCCTGAGGAGTTTTTAGGACTGTTGTCGGATCAATTGGTCCTGTTTCCGTCAAGCTTTGATTGTCCTTGATGGCTGCCAGCATCTGCATGGCTTCCACATCCCCAGCCTCAAAAAATCGAACGGTATGAAGAGGGAGCACAGGGTGGCTAAACTCTTGGACCGGCGTATCCGCAAAAACTCCGATGAAGTAATCTAGATCAAGAGGCAGGTCTCTGCTAGCAAAAGGAGCTGGGACAATGACTGCTAGTCCTTCTGTTAGGTGCTTCACATCCTCCCAATTGCTCTTCCCCATCATTTTAACAGTTGATATCTTCATCAGATTTTGGTAGCCCTTAGTAGACAAAGCCAGCATCCGAAACGGAATCATTTCATTATCTAGTTTTAGTTCAACCTCCAAACCAACTAAAGGGGTGATATTATGCGACTGACAGACTTCGATTAATTCATAAGCACCATACAAATTATCTACATCCATGATTCCCAATGCGTTATAACCCATGCTTTTAGCCACTTGTACATAGTCTTTTATGGTCACAAGACTTTCCATAAAGGTATAGACTGATTTGGTATCTAGCTGTGCAATCACTTTTCTCTCCTCCCTCACTAGTCTATTTCGAGGACTCATTTTTGAACAAAAAAACACCACTGCTACACAATGATGTCTCAACAACGGAAGACATGGGATTCGAACCCACGCACGCTTTTACACGCCTACCGCGTTTCCAACACGGCCTCTTAAGCCTCTTGAGTAATCTTCCATGAATAAAAATATGGAGCCGGTGGGAGTTTCTAAAAGTTGTTCATATCGCTGTTTTTAGCTTTTAGGGTCTGTTTTAGGTACTGACCTCTAAACTTTCACGGCTTCATCATTTGTATTACTAGTTTAGCATAGCTTCCAAGAAAGTTCAAGCTTTATTATTATCAAATATACGGGGGAAAGGTATTTAATAGGTAAAGATTTTTTGATAATTATTTGAGGTTATACAAGACAATCTCTAAAATGTCTGTTATAAACACAAATTTCAGAGCAAATAAAAAAAGCCCTCCCAAAATGGGAGGGGTTGTGTCTTACTATAGAGTTTCTGGCCAAGGATCGTCCGTGATATATACTACGCTAGAGAAGCGGATATCTCCGATGTCTCGGTCAGTAGGTACGGGGTCATCAAATTGCAAGCGGAATTGATTGCCGTCACCCGACCCGCCCAGATACCAAGTGCCCAGCCGTTTGCCTTTGTCATTAGTGATCATACCGATTTTTGACCCAATCGGACGAAAGCCAACTGGGATTCCTTGAACGTTTAAGATAACCACGTTTCGCTCTCTGTCTGAACCTTGCGGAACGTATCCCTCCGCACCTCTCCGCTTGATACCGAACCAACCCCACGATAGACCGCCAAAATTGATTTCTACGGTCGAGTTGATACGTCTGAATTCCATGTAAGACGCACCGAGAGTAGAATTTATATTTCTTGCCCGAACTTTCCCCGTATCACCAGCGAGAATAACCCAGTTATCACGGCCAGCACCAGCGCGTTTTTTGATCCACTTAAATGCTCCGTTTTTGGCTGTAGTGTCGATGTAAGTCACTCCGATATCAGCATCTAGAGCGTACGGGAAGCCTTGGCCTTTTAGCTCTGTGCTTGTGCCAGTTCCAGATCCGACTGATCGTTTCAGCTCTTCCAAATCGTTCTTGGTAGCAAGCTGGCTTGTGTCCACTGTGGGGAGTTTTGAGCGTGTGACGAATGGATCACCGCCATTTGCCAATTTTGTATCAATCAATGCATCCAGACCCAATTCAAGGTGCTTGTCTTTGATGTTATTGGCCATCTGGGATTGCAAAGTTGCATAGGTTGGAAATAGTTCGTATGCTTTAGAAGCTGATAAAAAGGAAGTCTGTTGTCCTTGAAGCGCACCTATATCAACCCCAATCGCCTGAATAACTTGTTTTAGTTTATCCATGCTTCACCTCCTTAGAGGGTATTTTTAGCGGCATTATAAATCTGTGCAAAATTTGTATTTTCCAAGTCAGTGAATTTTTGACCAAGTTCTGTCATTTTAGACACGATGGCCTGATCCGCTGACCCTGCACCGTTAACAATACGGTCTGCAATTTCTTTAAGAGTGTCCAATTCTTCTGGCACACCCTCGCCCAGAATAGCAGTTTTTACACCAGCAATAGCCGTCTCTAACTGCTGTTGAGTGATCCCGGCTTGTCCAAGCTCGGACTTATCAGCTTTATTAGCAAGCGTGGTTTTAATCTCTTTGACATCAGCTCCGACAGCTTGTGCGAATTGAGTTAAATTTTCTGTGTTTAAAGTCATATTTTTCTCCTTTAAATTTTAGCTAGATTGTATAGTACGGTTAAATCTGGCAGTTCTTCAGCCTGTGTCCCGTTTGGATGTTCAGAAATGTATTTGTCAATCTCTTCTCTGACATCATTTTTCACAAGTGATAGGACTTCTTTGCTTGTAAATTCGTCCGCTGAACGGGTAATATCCAAGCGTGTTGAGCGATCACTGGGGAATATATACCCGTCACAAACGACTTCTACCAAATAAGATCCAATAGGTAGGGCTTTCCCAATTTTAAAAGTAACTTTTGATTTCTCTACTGTACTCTCAAATGTAGCCTTTCCTTTTTGATTAAAGATCCTGATTGTAGCATTTTTGCCATTTAAATCACTGATTGGATGCATATTTTCATCCAACAACTCATAACCAAAAAGAGAGGCAGAGTCGCCTTGCTTTACGATTGCACCACCTTCAAATTGCTTTAGATTTGTTGAATTAATACTCATAATTCATCTCCTTTTAAGCGAATGAACCAAAGCTATTAATTCTACGTCCGTTTTCAGATTGTCCGACTGCGACATATCTTCGATTGCCAGATCCTGCGATGTATGTGATCCAGATGTATCCATCGTTATCAATCCAGCCATCGTAGTTGATAGCTTGACCTGCAGTATACACTGCTACGATCTCACCAGACAAACCTGCAGAAGCCCGTACATTGAGCGCAGAGACTTCAACTGTAAATGTACCAGTTTCCTCGTTAAATTCGTTGGAATCGACTGTAAGAGGCTCTGATGGTTCGATAGCGCTTACTTTTGCTGGTTGTCCATCAACTGGGAAGTAAAACCAGCCTACGATTCCGTTAAAATCACGGGTGTTATATCGTGCTGGGCCACCTACATAAAGAGCATCTTCATTGCCGTCAATATTTTGTTCGATTGTTCGCATGGTATAGCCGTCTGAGTCTTTGATGACTAAACCAGTGTGGCCATAGCTGTGACCATAAATGTAAGTGGTGTCCATAACGAATACTGCCCCAGCCCGTGGCTTACTATCGAGATTTCCCTCTTGGTTGTATTCCACCTCGTAGCCAAGGTCACGGGCAGAATTAAGCAGATCAATCGCATTTCCCCAAAGAGTTTTTCCAAAAAAGTAAGTAGAAATCGCATTAGGTAGTGCAGCACACTGCATACCCCACTGGCTCATAGATATACCCGTTCCAGCATCTGCAAGACCTTCTGCATATCCTAAAATATCATTTAAAGTAGCCATTACTGCTCCTTTCTAAAATCAAAGGCTACTATCCAAAAATAGATAGTAGCCAGTAAAAATATATTAATCTTCGCTAGGTTCTTCATAACCTAAAGCACGCTCTGAATCGCTCAATCCAGCAGTAGTTGGATCGTTGACCACTCCGACCAAAACGAAGAATGCAAACAACACATTGACGAATACCAAGATTTTATCAATGGTTTGGCCAAACTCTAGCTTGATACCGAAGATATCCGCAAATGCTTGAAAAAGCAATGCAAGAGCTGGAACGATTGCAAGCCAAAAATTTTTATTCTTGATACGTACAGACCAGTTAATTTTATTCATAATATTACCTCTTAATTATTTTTTGTTTTGAATTAATGCTTTAAGTTCCTTCATATCCTCGCTCAAGGCTTTGACCTGCTCTGCGAGGATCAATAGAGACTTATTCTGTTCATCGTGGTTATCAAGTCGTCTAACTGCTGTCAGACGAAAATCACGCATGTTTTCAATGTCTTTTTCGATCACGACCATGCGTTTTTCTTGTGCCACGACACTTCCTTTAAAATTACCGTAAATTCCAAGTAAGATCCCGATAAATCCGACCATCATCGAGATATCTTCTGGTGTAAAGTGGATCATAGATCACGCCCCTTTCTGATTAAAGTGCTGGTTGTGGTGTAGCTGTAGCCACTGGTTGAGTTTCAAGGTCACCAGAAGGTTGTCCTGGCTTCTCTTCCTTCTCTTCTTTTGGCTTGGTCCACTTCCAGATGCCCATCTTACCATTTTGGAAAAGGCTGTTTAATTGATCCAAGGTTTCGCCCTGATAAGTAAATGGTTCGGTCACTTGGATCATGACACGCTTACCTTCTCCAAACGCTTCTGTGTGGTTTGGATCTTCAACCGTAAAGATTTCTTGTGGTTGATATGTTTTACCAACTTGTCCAAGATCTACTAACTCAAGTCCACGCTTAAAGATTGTAGGGTCCATCGGATTGTCAATATCTGTTACACGAGCTAAAAGATTCCAATCAGCAACGTCCTTGATCTTCTGGATTTGGTTCGCTTTTTCTTCGTTGTCTTTGGTTAGAGCTTGGATTTTAGCAATAGCATCATTGTTAGCTTCGACAGATTTGTCTAGCTCTTTCTTGATCGCTACGACTGCGCCAGATGTATCAAGCTCCATGCGCACGATGTTCAATACTGCTTCAACCAGTGTCGCATCATCTTCGGTCATGCGATTTGTTGGCAAAATTTCCTCAAAGACACGGTACGGGAAGTCTTGCTTGATTGCTACTTTAGTAGTGTTAGCTACTGCATCGTATGATTTAAATTGTACTTTATAATCCATTATTTAGTTACCTCGTTTTTATTTTTGATTTCTTCAAAAAGATCCTTCAAATCTTTATCAGATTCAAGGATAGAGCGATAGCTTTCAACTTCCTGAGCAAGTTGCGCTACAAGTTGTTGTGACTCAGTGAGTCGAACCTTAAATTCGGCCTCATTGATTGATTTGCCGGCAAGTTGATTTGCCAGTTCTGTGATGATTGCTACATAGTTATTTTCGTTCATTACAGCTCCTATCTGTAGTTATATTTCGAAAGAACACCACCGATGTGTCTTTGAGCAGCACTGTTTTTAAGATCCCAGCCATATTTTTGCAGGATACCAAAACATGTGAGCAGATCCCATAAATAAGTTCCAACACTTCTGTGATTACCATCTGCTGTGTAGATCATTCTAAAATCAGATGCAATCATTTCGGAATATGTTGTACCATTTAGCGGTGCAATTCTAGGTTTACCAGCATTTTGAATGATCCAACCTTGCTTGTATTCACTGTGTTGTAAATACAATTTATCTGCATAAAACTTAGTATAATCTTCAACATTTTCATTCGTGCTGTTGTAGATTTCAATACCACTAAATGTCCTGTTCCCACTATTTTCCGTACCATCACGGTTTGACCCGATGATGGTTTTTGAAAATCTGTTCCCGTTTTCGATATGCGTTCCATATCTAATAAACTGAGTAGGAAAGTTGTTGAAAACACGTCTGATAACTGCTGTGTCAGTCAACATATTCATCGCACTGTTATCTAAATCAAATACCAGAGATCCAGTATTTGATTCGAGTCTTCCGCCTTTAATACGCTCTGCAGAAATGTCAATCGAAGTAAGTTGAGTGATAAAGGCTTTTTGGGCCATTAATTCTCTGATAAACGCTTGATTAGATACCAGCTTGTTAATCATGGCAGAATCTACTAGCATTTTATCAGCTGTTACTGAGTTCGAAGCTAAAATCGGTGTGGTGACTGAACCGGCTTTCATATGGCCGGTTTCCACGCTTTCGCTTGCAATATGACGGCCTAAAATGGATCCATCAACTACCATGTCACCTTTTACCTTGATCAATTGAGCGATCAAAGCAATTGCTTCCGGTTCTTGTACCAGCAAGGAGCTGATGGTCCTTCCATTGATGCTCTTGCCTGTGCCAAATGAGATCTGACCATCTGTGATGTTGATGTCTGTTTTTTTCAAAACTCCATCAAATTGGCTGATGATCGTTGCCACTTGCCCATCAACTGTTTGCTGATAATTCGCAAAGCGCCCGTTGATGCTGTCCTTGAAATCATCTAACTTGTCATTGAGGACAGAATTTTGACTAGATAATTTCTTGTTTGTCTCATCTGCTTGAGTTGCCAGTTTGACATCTGTTGAGTGTGCTTGCTCTTCAATCTTGTTAGTAAGTGCCTGTTCCTGGGTTGCAAGTTTATTGTTTAACCCTTCTGTGGCATATCTCAGATTATTCCCAAACTCAGTTGAGAATGTTGAGAATTGACCATCAACAGTCTGCTTGTATTCAGCAAGTTTGCTCTCAATTCGTGAGTTGATTGTATCCAAGCTGTTTGGTTTGTATGCTGGAACTTTAGGCCCTTTGACTAAAATTGGCTTACGAATCCAAAAGTGTGCATTGTTGACTGCGTAGAAGTATAGAGGGAAACTTCCGGATGAGTCAAATTCAAAATCAGTTGCCAGGAATGTGAACTCAGCTTTCAACCATGTATCTTTTGAAGTTGTTTTGTCTGCAAAACTCTTCCCGAATACTTGCTTATTGTTTGAATGTCGTTTAAGCGTCACTGCTATGCCTTTATCACATTCAACATCACTTCTCACTTGATATTCAAAACCTAATGAGTAGTATTCCCCTTGAGTCATTTTGTTGATATACAATGGGAATGTGGGGCCTGCCCATGTATAGGAATTTGCAGGAGATCCAGACACTTTCATTTTGAAAGTCCCGTTCTCTACTGATGCAATTCTGGTTGACCCATTGTTGGGCGCTGTATATTCAGTTAAGCTATCAGCTAATTTCACAAGGTTTTCTTGGTCAATCTGACTTCCTAGAGCTTCAATTCTTCTTGTGATTCCCTCAGAGTCTTCTGTGTACTTATTCTTGGAAATATAATTCTCAGATAGATTCTCACGAATAGTCTTCAGGGTGTTGCTTGTCTGCTCTTCTGTGTATCGCTTCAACCTTGTTTCAAGGATTCCACTTTCTCCTGTGTATTGTTCAAGTGCTGTTATTTGAGTTTTGAGACCTTGTGCTGTACGTTCAAAAGATGCTGAAGCATTTGTGATAATGGCTTCCTGATCTTCTGGAGCAGGTCCTGCGTCTGTTCTGGTAGTGCTTTGTGTTAGCTCTACCTTTTTAAACGAAATCGAACCTGCTTCACTATATCCGATAATGATGCGCCAAAAATCAAACTCATCGCTTTTTTCTAAAGCTGGAACAGAAACTTTGAACATTTTCCATTCATCAGTCAATTGAAATTGAGCATAGATTCTTTCTGGATTGTCTCCAGATTTATGGTTCTCACGCAAAGAAGCCCAAACTGTACCTGATCCACTGTTTCTTTTAGCATAAAAAGAAAGTGTGTAAGGCTCGCCTTTTTCTAGATAGTCTAGAGCAGTTGTTTTTGATGTTGCCCAGCTTGGTGCAGTGCTAGAGAATAACTGTGCTTGCTTCCAAGTGTTTGTACTACCTGAAATAGTATAGACTCCATTTTCTGCTGTACCAGTTGAATCACTTGAATCTCCATGAGCAAAAAACCACAGACCACGAGTGAAATCATAGTCTTCAGCGTAGTTCCTTGAACCAACTTTTAGAGTTGTGAACTCTTCTTTGACTCCTGCCACTGTCTGCTCAACATAAGAGCGATCTGCCTTGCCATTTGTGACATTGGTCAGGTCAGAGATGGCTTTTTCTGTGGTCTGCTCAAAGCGTGATTGTGCGCCTTGGATCCCAACAAATTGGCTTTGCGTTTGAGCCTTGAAATCATTGATCAACTTCTGGATATCAGCATCGCTAGTCTTTAATTGATCAGTAGTAGTTTTCAAACCTTGCATCTTAACTTCGATGCCATTGTACTGAGCTTTAAACTCTTCTACAATTTCATTCTTGTTTGCTTGGTTTGCTGCTGCGATCTTCTGAGTGACTTGTGCTGAAATTTCTTGCTTGACTACTTCAGCTTGCGCTTTGGCTTGTTCGATCCCATCTGTGATTTTATGTTCCAGCTCTTTTGCTTGCTTGTCATACTCAGCATTAGCATTATCTACAAGCTTCTGCACTTTCGCTTCGTATTCAGCATCATAAGACTTCATTTTCTTATCAACGGAATCGTTGACCATTCCCGAAATAGAGTCTGCTAAAGTTCTGGCAACTTCACCGAAACCGATGCTGACAAGTTTGATGCTCATTGGATTAAACTTGTATTTCGTGATCTTTTTACGCAAGTCTACATCATAGTCCTCATGGAAGAGGCTCACAATGTCAAACATGTGTACTGGTTGATCTGCCTGACCTACAACATCAATCTCAAGGCTTTCTTCGATCATGTCGCACAGAGTTTCACGGAAATAGCGCTTTCCGTATTCCTCAAGTGTTTTTTGATCCACTACATCCTGATCTTGTACTTCCATATCTGCTTCATAGATATGTTTGTATTTATTGATCAGTGGGCTATCGATGGTCACAGTTAGGATCTGATCTTTCTTTCCTTCCTCGTGGGCTTCGATAACCTTTTTAAAATGGATCCGTGTTCTCAACTCTTTAGTGGATTTCGATTCTTGAAACGACTTCATGTTTTTCTTGTAGGCAAACAATGATTCGTTTTCGATTCCACCATTTTCTAGCAATCGGACACTGTACTTATCCCGGACAAGGTCTCCACCCCACTGCCCAACGATAGAGTGCTTGTCTTTGGCCAAGGCTTCCATCGCTGAGATATCTTTAAGATTGAGGGTGTGTTTTGACATCACATCGGAAAAAAATGTGAATGGTGTTTCTCGTTTAAATCCGGCAACAAGCGCATTCATTACGGTTGCTCCATTAACACGATCGACATTGATCTTGTTGATAGAATAACCATTTAACAATGTAGCTACTTGATTGGCGTATACTGTGACATATCCGTGTTGCTTTTCGACTTCAAAGATAGTAAAGTACTGTTCTCCGTGCAAGTCATCAGCAACTAATTCTGTTTCCGGAATTAAAAATGCCCATTTGGGGTCTGATGTGGGAAATTTAAAGGTAAGCTGATAGGTGCTGTTAGCTTCCTGGACGATTTCAGAGCTAAAAGCTTCGTTAAGAGGGAAATTACCCTCTTGCAGATAGATCATACTTTATACCTCCAGTTCCCTTTGATTGTGATTTTTGAAACCGTTCCTGAAACTGCAATCCCAGACATACCTGGAGCAATTTCGAAGAAACCGCCTCGTTTTCTCAATGTATTTTTCAGATTTCCATTTTTGTCGTAAACATTTTGTTTTTTGTGACGACAGTCAATTGTTGCCTTTGTATCAATCGTGAGTTGCATGGTTTGCTTCCCAATGGTTAGAGAGACATCACCATTGCCCTCGATTGTAATGACAGGTTCAGAATATACCGTTCCTGGATTGTTTACTGTGCCGTTACCTGCTAAAATGACTGCAGCATCATTATTTAAGTAACGGAATGGATGCATCTTTAACTTGATTTCTAAAGTCCAAGCATGCAAGCCGTTTTGTTTAAATGATGCGCTCTGGAAATCAGCATAAAAAATAGAGCCTGGCCGATGACTAAACTCTATTTTATTTTCTTCCGGCTTGAATTGATTTACAATCATTTCGATTTCGCTTGTTTTGACAACGTATAAGCTTACTGTCTTATCGTACCCATCATAAGCTCCATCGTAGAGATTATAATCTCCATTGGCTCCATAAATCGTATTTGATTCGACCCTTGGTGTGGCCGTCTGGTCTTCTCCGAAATCCGTCACATAGCAGTTTGGGATTGATCCAGTGTCAAATCCATTTATAATCATGTTAAACATTAGATTCCCTCCCTAGCCATGATTTTAGAATATCTTTGATAGCTGTTTTGTGCTAAAACATCACCGTCCAGATAGGTTTCTGACGGTTTTTCAAGGATAGCAGTAAGGATCTTTTCTAAACTTGCTCTCAGAATTGCGATCTCAGCAACGATATTTTCACCAGTGTAGCTGTTTCCTGTGGATGTTTCTTTAAATAAAAATTGCTGGCTTGCATTTTTCATTTCTCGCAAGAATTTGGCATCTTCCGGAATTCCGACCCCTGTTGCATATCTTGGGAAGCCAAGATTTTTCATCAGTCGCTTAGTTCTATCAGCTCGCAATACTTTTGATCCACGAGGCAGGTTGAGGACAACATCCCGTCCATCTGGTATAAACGAGCTTCCATCTGGTAAAGTTACCATTTCTTTATAGACCGCATTCCGTTGGTCATTGACCATTGCAAGTCCACCTTCGTGGTAGTCTGTACCATCTTTAAAACCAATCGCGGCTGCTGCTCCACCAATCATCCGCCTTACGACATCAATGTATACTGTCTTACCTTGAACGCTATTGATATTTGATTGAGCGCTCCAAACAGGGCCTGCAGTATTATCTTGTGCATTGATGCCCTTGATAGGACTTGGAGTGCTATTCCAAGCGTTTTGATTTTCAATAGCTTGCCGTGCAGCAGTTATCGCACCAGTTGGATCACCCAACTGCGGTTTAACTGGACTAGGTGTACTATTCCACTCTTGCTGTTTAGCAATTGCTTGGTTAGCAGCGTTAGTTGCGTTACTTGCATCGGCAGTAAATTGTTTTGTAGGTACTGCGAATCCGTTATACAATCCCAAAGCGCCCATAGCTTGGTTAGTTCCAAGGGTAACACCGTCTGGAGTTGCAATCAAATCCGTCTTGTGGTCAGTTGGTAACGTTAAGATGCTAGACATCGCACTAGCGATAGCGCTCTTGGTCTTATCTTCTGCATCTAAATTAACTACGTGGGCCATACCAGTTAGTGAGTCGACTGCTAGTCGTACACGTTCAGCCTTGTCGCTCGCAGCATCCTTTAAGATGAGTTCTTTCTGCTCTGGTGTGAGTGTGTTCCAGCGTTCGATGATTGCTGTAGCACGTTCACCAGATGATAGAAAGTCAGTATTCTTCATCAAGAGTTCTTTGACTTCTGCCGGCATAGCATTGTATTGGTCCAGCAATGTTTTATTGTCAAGGATGGCTTGCATACCTTGATTGTTGCCTACGACTAATTCTTTTTCTGCAGGGGTTAAGCTGTCCCACTTACCAACTTCAACCAGCGCTTGACCGATTGTCATCTTAGCGTTAGTTTCAAGATTTGCGTTCTTGAGGATAAACTGCATATTCTCCCAGCCGTTTTCAGCTTGAAGAGCTTTAGTTACTTCTTCTTGTGCATTAGTTTTTACTGACGCTGTCTTCGGATCCCAGATGAGGCTTTTCCATATTAGATTGGCCTCTTTCGTTTCTTTAGACATATTTACAGTATCTTTTGCAACCATGCCGGAAGAACGTCCAATGACATCGGCAAACTGATCTGCCTTAGCCATCATCTTGTCGTAATCAAGGCCAAGTTCTGCCCAACTTTTTCGTAATTGGCTAAAATACAGCTCACGTTGTCGATCATCGCCAAAATTAAGCGGTACTTTTTCGCTCAGTTTCTTTTGAAGAGCAGCATACTCACGGCCAAATGCTTCCATTTTGGATTTATGCTGAGCGCTTAACTCTTCCATTTTTTGATTATATTCGGCTTTATTGATAGTTTTTTTGTCGTACTCTTCTTTTAAAGCTTTTGTTTGGTCTTCGTAAAGTTTGATCTCATCTTTCAACCATTTAGCAACGACTCCAGAACCTTTTCTCAACTGGGTCTCATTCAAGTCGTTGATCTGGCCATTCATCGCTTTAATAATCGCTGTGCGCTCATCTGCAGAAAATTTCTGCATTTCCAGTTGTTTGTTGATAAATTGGTTCTCATAATCGTAGATGAGTGCTTGTTCTTCACGAGTGATCTTACGTTTTTTGTCAGACGCATCTCGATAGATTTGGATGATCTCATCAGTCATTGTCTGGACGTTTTTCTTCTGCTGTTCTGCTTGTGCTACAGCACGTTTTTGGACTTCTTCTGAAGCTCCAATTTTTTCAAGATTTTTTTGAGTGCGTTGAAGATCCTTGTCAATTGCTTTTTGTAGGTCGCTTGAAAGTCCCTGGACGCTCTTACGGACATTTTCAACGGCTTGAGATCCACCGTTTCCAAATCCGATCATTGCTTGATGGGCATCATCGATTTTAGCTTTTAATTTCGATAATTCCTCAGCCTGGACCTTATTTACCGAAGTTCCCCAAGTCCTTGTCCTCTCGTCTGCATCTGCCATTTCTTTGGCCACTGCAGCAATCACACCAACAGCAACACCGCCTATTAGGACTCCCCAAGTAACAGGGTTCCCAAGCAGTGCGATCCCTTTTGCTAATAGACCAGTAGAAGCTACTGCGCCTTCTGCAGCAGTGCTAGTTGCAGTGATGCCACTGGTTGCAGTTTTAAATGCAGAAGAAAGACTGCTACCCTGTTTGAATAGTTGGAATGTCTTGCCTAATACAGAAAGCCCACCTCCGACTTTACCAATTCCTTGAGTAAGGAAGCCGATACCTTTAGTGATTCCTCCGATAACTCCGATACCTTTGCCAAGGATTGATAAGGCTGGACCTGCGCCTGCTGCAAGCAATCCCCATTTAATGATATTTTGCTGTTGAGACTCGCTCATTTCACTAAAAGCCTTGGCCATGTCAGCCAGTTTTGAAATCCATGGTTTCACAGCCTGCAAACCTGAATTCATAGCTTTTAACAATGGACCACCAAATTCAATTGCCAGATCAGTCACCTGGTTCTTAAAGATCTTCAACTGGGATTCTGTTGTCTCGTAACGTTTCTTAGCTTCGTTTGTGAGAGCTGTATTTTCTTTCCACGCACTATTTGACCTACGGACAGCGTCTCCCATCTTATCCGATGCAGATGCAAGAGATTTCAGCATATTACCTTGACGAATACCTGTCATTTCAAGTTCATCAAGAATACCGTCCATATTCTTGCCTTCATCGTGTGCACGTTGTAGACCTTTAATAAAGGCTTGCAATGCATCTGCTGGTTTTTGTTTCCAAGCTGTAGAGAATTGCTCTGCCGTCATTCCTGCAGTTTGTGCGATCACTTCTAATTTCTCTTTCGCACCTTTACCAACACCAGCTACTGCCTTACCGATACCAGTAAGGGTCTGGTTCATCGCAGTTCCCCCTGCTTCTGCTTCGATACCTACACTACTCATCGCAGTCGCAAGACCAAGAATTTCTGGTGTAGTCAAACCAGCTAGCTTACCGCCTGCTGCCAAACGGTTGGTCATTTCGACAATATCACGCTCTGTTGTGGCAAAATGGTTGCCAAGATCTACTACTGCTGATCCAAAATGCGCAGACCAGGTACCCAGATCTTTCCCAGAAACTTGCATGATATTCCCGATTTTAGCAATTGATGATGCTGCTTCTTCAGAACTTAAGTTTGTAGAGACACCAAGATTGATCATGGTCTTAGAAAAGTCCTTGATTGCTCCAATTGGTACCCCTAATTGTCCAGCTGCTTCCGCAACGTTTGCAATTTCAACTGCACTTGATGGCATTTCTTTTGCCATCTCACGAATACTAGCAGATAGTTTATCGAACTGTTGCGGTGTTCCATCTACAGTCTTTTTGACTCCTGCAAATGCAGTTTCATAGTCGATTGCAGCTTTTAAGGCAAATCCAGCACTTGCAATCAATGGAGCTGTTACTCCTTTGGTTAGTGTCCCTCCAAAGTCAGAGACATTTTTTCCAAATTTTTGGATATTGTCTCCACTTTTAACCAAATTCTTCCCAAGGGCTTCCATTTTACCTGAAAAGCTATTTTCACGTCCAACAGCTTTCAAGGCTTGCTCTACTTTGTAGAGTTGTCCTTCCATTGCTGATAATTTTGCATTTTCTCGCTCAATATCAGCAGCGGCTTTGTCAAATTTAGCAGATCCAGGATCAAGTTTATCGAAGTTCTGCTTCATCTGATCGAGTACTTTTTTTTGCGCTTCAATGGCCTGTCCTAAAGACTTATATTTTGCTTTTAGGAGTTCTGTACTCTTACCATTGTTTTTCAATGTGCTATCGAGCGCTTTGACATTATTTTGGAAATACTTCACAGCGTTCTTTGCACTTGTTAAGCTAGGATTGAACTTTGACACGTCCAGCCCTAGTTCTATATACATTTGTCCTAGTGGCGTTCCACCTGCCATTTTTCCTCCTTTTACAAACAAAAAAGCCCAAAGAGGCTTTATGCTTCCATTTCTCCAAAAATGTCAGCCAGATCTAAAGACGCATTTTCGGTTTGATCTTTATCAAGATCAATAATTCCGATCAGATCTTCCCAGCTTAATTCCATCACATCATGGACATTCATGTTATATGGTCCATCAGCAACTTCCTTAACGAATTTGTAGAAACGTTTTAATGCGTTTTTAGGATCTATTTTTTCCCCTTTGGGTCTACATCACCCACAAGATGAGCATAGATTTCAGTGAACACTTCAATGATTTTTGCGAAATCAGTATGTTCTAGCAATTGCTCTACTGTCACATTTTCAAATAGTGACGCAATGAAGCCTAATTGTTGATCCAATTTTTCAACTTCTGTCTTATCTGATGTGAGTGAGTCGTTTAGTACAAGGTAATCACGATAATCACGAGTAGTAATTTCTTTACTAGAGTATAGTACATCTTCTCCAGCATCATTCTTCATGGTAAATGTAATTTTTGACATTGTTTGCCTTTCTATAATTAAAAAAGCACCGAATGGTGCTTATTTCATTTTGTCCAAATTTTATTTAAAAATTCAATTTTATTAACATCATTATTGGAATTATCTTTGTTCATTGCATAGACTATTGCGATAGTTGCCTTTCCTCCAGCTCTAATCACAACACTTTTTTTAGATTGGACTGCAACAGTGTCGTCATTAGTGATTACAGAATCGTATGCAAGATAATTCCCTTTATCATCACTTACAAGTATTTTACCTGGATTGATTTCAATGTTCGAAGAATCATTGTTTGTAATGGCTAGCGTTACTGTGACTGGTATAAAGCTGTTTGAATCATGTTCCATAGCCAGCATGCCAGACGTTTGCTTTTTTGGTTCGTTGATTGTGATTTGAGTTTTGTCGAAAAGAACTCCGTCCCCAAATTTGTAGCTAGTCAATGAATTCATTCCAAGAACGAAATCATTTGCTTCCAGAAATAAATCGTGATCTACGTTTGATACGTATGTAGAGAGCTTATCTTTTACCATGACAGCTCTGTCCTTCTCTTCCTTTACGCTCTCTAATTCCTTGTGTGTCTTAGAAAGTTGATTGTTGGAATTTACGAGCATAATAGCAAGTACAATGGAAACTAGAGTGATCATAATTGTTAATGTTATTAAAACTGTATTTTTCTTATTTTTCATAACAAAACCTCCACAACTTATTATATCAATAATTGTAAAGGTTTACAACGATATAAAGATAAATAAAGGGGCTGAATGCCCCAATTATTATCCTGCTGCTGCCATACCGAGTTTTGCTTTCAATTTCTTGATTTTTGCTTCATCGCTACCAAAGTACATTGTACCGTACTTGTTCTTGGTTTGCTCATCAGTGCTTGCGCCTGCAGCGAATGATACATCTGTAGTAGCAAGCTCATCAGCTTTATCTTTGATCGTGTTAAGATCGATTGCATCCATTGACAGATTTCCTTTGTAGAATCCATAGTAAGCTCCACCACCATCTGGAGTGTTTGATTCGAGCAAGATAGCGACATCTTTTGAAACTGTGTCAGCCCCAAAGTCAAGGATGTCATCATCGTTTTCATAGCCGAGAGCTTTAACGTAAAGCGCTACTGGAATGTCCAAGAGACCAAGATCTACTTTGACATCTCCAACCCCACGGTTGTTTACATGGTAAGCGATGTTGCTTCCGAATGTTTTTGTAGGGTCAACAGCAAGACCGGAGATTTTTGCGGTTTGAGTCGCACCTTCTCCTTTTTTACCTTGGATGATAAAGAGGTTTTCTCCCTCTGTGATGGTTTGATTCCCATCCAAAATTCGAACTGTAAGGCTTTTAAAACCAACTGTAGCAGTTCCTTGTTTTTGTTGTGTCATATTAAATTTCCTTTCTAATAATCGTCATACAGCTTGCTCTTCCCTTTGTAAGTTCTAGCATCTGCATAGCGTTTGATTTCAGGGATCCATTCATCTAGACCCCCAGCGATTTGATAGAATCCTTGTGACTCCATCACCTTTTCGACTAACCCTTGCAATTTTTTGCATTCAATTCGGTTTGTCGATTCGACATTGATTTGATAAAGAAATGTTTTTGAAAAGCTTGTATTACTTCCCTGGTCACTTTGGATAGGTGGCCCTAGTGGGATAATAACAATACTCGTCTGATCTGTTGGTAAAGTTTCAGGACGCTCAAATGATTTGATAGTGATTTTAGAAAGTTCCTCATCGCTCATCAGAGCATCATATATTTCTGATATCTTGTCTTTAATCATCCAAGCCCTTCTCCTTTCAATTTAGTTGCTAACCTATATTTGAATTTTTCTTTGTTGGCTTCCGAAAATCTTCGGATAACACCGATTCCCCTTGGATGGGCCTTTTTTGCATATCCGAATTCATTCAAATGCTCCAACCTCCAACGTGAACCAGCACCAAAACCAAGCTTAACCATTGGCACTCCTTCAAAAGCACCCGTTACATTTCCGACTGTTGCGCTTTCGATTGTTTCTCCGGTTTTTCTGAAAACCTCTAGAGCTACTTGAAAGTCTTCAAGCGTTTCAGTTGCTGCGCCTTTCAAAGCTCTATTCGCAGACCTTCTCACTTTCGCATCGCCAAGCTTTGCTTCTAAATTTCGGATGACTTCATCGAAGCCTCTTAATGTAGCGCCACTAGTCATTTGATCCACCAATAACAACAATTAAATAATCACGGTTGTCATAATCGGGACGAACATCAATGATCTGCCATTTTTTATTTTCTAATCGGTGATCATTCACTTGTACAAAATGCTTATTGTCAGGTTGATAACTTGTTAAAGGATCTCTTATTTTTAAGGTCATCTTTGCAGTCATTGATTTTCCTGTTGAAATTTCGATATCCTTTAAACTAGGTGAGTAAACTTTAGCAAATGTATAAAATACTTTTTCAAAGCTCACATCCCTGCCATCTAATCCTTCAAGTACTTTTGAGTTATAAAACTCCACAGGAGTTCTTAATTCACTTGTATTGGTTTCTGGTTTCTTGTATTTAAACTCAGGCTTATTCATCTTCCACAACTACATCTTTGCTTAGATTGTTCGAAGCTACTAAATCGTATTCTTTAACAAAATCAGGTAATTTCTTCATCAATTCGTTTTTTCGATCATCATCAACTTCAAAAATGTCTCCAACGTGTCGGACAACATTTTCTTTCAAGTCAAAGAAATCTTGGATTGTTTCTAGCACTCTTTTCCTCCTATTGGGTGGTTTTGAAGTGATAACTCAAGGAGTTCTCCTTGAAAATTTGCAAAGAAAAACTCGACCTGATCATTGTACAGATATCTTGCACGTTCCAAGACAAGCTCTTCAGTGCGAGAATCTGACAAATCAAAAGCTCCTGTTAAGTCGAGAATTGCTTTTTCGGATGAGACTAACATCCTTGAAAGATTCCCGTCTTCTGCATCATGAAAGATTTTCATCCGCTCCTTGAATGTTCCTAGAAGCGGATGAAATTGTTTTGTGTCTTCCATTCGGTGTCACCACCTATTATTTAATTTTCAATACCCAGACAGCAGCAGTCTTTTCATCATGAGCCTTACCATAAGCGAATTGCTTAGCAGTGTAGAGGTTCAAATCTTCGAGAGCGTAAGTCTCAGTGAAGCGACCAAACTCGATTCCACCACCTACGAAGGCATCGTAGCGACCTTTGACGAATGTAGTCACTTTACCAGCGGTTTGAGCAACTGATTCAACCAAGATCAAGTTGTACGGCATTGCAGTTACATACGTTCCTTGAGCGTTCAAGGAAGTGTATTGTTTCTTGACATCCCACGCATCCGCTGGGTTGACTACCATCACGACATTTCCTTCAACTGCTACTGGGTTGCCGTCAGACTTAACAGAGTGATGTTTGTACACCACAGTCAATTCTTTAACAACTGTCGCAGAGTCAGCAAATGTAAGGTTTGTAGTTTGGGCCTCTTTTTCTGCAAAAGTTGTTTTATTGCCAGCTGCAGTTCCAGTGAGGGTACGAGAAAGACCGATGGGCTTGCCGTCTCCGTCACCGTTCAAAAAGGCAGCTTCCAAAGCAGCAGCGAACGCTTCTGTGATTTGAGCAGATACGAATGATTGCAACCAAGCAGGTCCGAATTTTTCAGAGTCTTTAGGGATGACTACAAATGCAGTCAATTTGTTTTGGATTGCTTCTTCTTCGTTGAAGGCTTGTTTCAATTGGCCTTGAATTTCCCCGTTGATCTTGCCCCAAAGAGCTGTTCCGGTCTGAGTTGATTTGAGGAATTTAAGGCGGATGCCAGCGTTCCGCAATCCGATGTGTTGCAAGAGTGGGCGAGATTTCACCATATCATCAAAGATACGGTCGATTGTTTCTTGTGGGAAGAGTTTTTCTACTCCCACAGGGGCAGTTTTGTCGATGTCGTTGAAGAATTCACGAGCTTCCGCAGTCAATTTAGCATCATAAGGGTTCATTGCTGAAACTTCCTCATGAGCAGCATGACGAGCTTGTTCCATCATTTCATTTGTCATCGACTCGATCATTTCATTGTAGAGTTTCGCTTGTTCTTCTTGAGGTGCACCATTTGCTACAGCGTTCAAGAAGTTCTGACGAATTTCGTTGAATTTGTTAGATAATTTCATTGTCATTGTATTTTTCCTTTCTAAAATGCAAAAAGACCGAACCCTTTCGGTACAGCCTCGTTTGTGTTATTTTCTGGACTTTCTGGAATATTGAATTTTTTCTGTACAAATTCGCTATTTTTAAAAGTCTCACTTGCGATTTGTCGAGCTTCTAGCTTATTAGCCACCAGCTCAGCGATTTTATCAACATCAGGAGTCATTGCTGATTTCATCTTGTCAATAAAGTCATGTGGGATCATTGGAGTTTCACTTGCGGCAAACGTCGGAGCAATCTCTCCGCTAAACATGACACGGTCAGCAAAGCCTTGATTTACTGCTGATTCAGCATCGAACCAGGTAGTCTTGTTCATCAGATCCAATAAATCATCTAATGCTTTTCCAGTTTTATCAACATAAGCATTTGCGATTGACTTATTAAAACCTTCAAGCACCCCAGCTTCATGAAGTAGAGCGTTGTGGTCTCCATCAACTCGTGATGACACGTTGTGGATCATGATTTGAGCAGTAGGGCTAATTTCTACGACATCACCAGCCATTGCGATAACGCTCGCTGCGCTTGCAGCAATTCCCACAATTTTAACAACTACTTTCCCTGAGTAGGCCCGTAATGCAGTATAGATTTCGCTACCTGCATATACATCTCCTCCCCCTGAATTGATGTGAACTTCAATGTCCTCACCAGTTTCCGGTAATACTACATTTTTAGGGGCGGTACAGTCCCAACCAAACCAATCATAGAGCCAAACATCATCGTTTGACACGATTGTTCCTTTAATCGGAATCACTTTCATCTTCTTTCTCACCTCCCTTCTCTACATCCTCACCAAGTTGATAGTTCTTAGTGATCAGAGGCTTGTCGCCCCACGGTACAGCTTCAAGGCCAAGTTCCTCACGGACCTCATTGATAAGCATGGAACCAGAAGAAATCAGCTTGTCAATACTTTGAGCAAGCGAGAATTTATCTCTTTGCCCTTCACCGACAATGACAAGGCGCTTATTGTCTTTGTATTCACTTTTGCTGAGCAAAGCAAAGTTCAAACCATCGCTCATTTTCTTCACAAGCGACTGGTAGCAATAGCTATTAAACATCTTCTGACTATTTTCCAGATTAGCCATGTCCCCATGCATCAGCGCAGTGGGAATTCCTAAGATGTCAGCTACCTCATCATCAAATTGCCTACGCAGCTTTTTGAGTTCATCTACGGATAGATTTGATGTACCAGTAGTGTTTGTCAGCTCAGAGTATTCCATTCCCTCTTGAGCTGGGACAATCGCTACTGTCTTTGTCGTAAATGATTTAAAGAGGCCGTCTGCATATCGTTGCATCTTTTCTCGTTTTGATTCATCAAAACTTGCATTCGTTCTAGTGCTGAGTACTCCACGAATCTGATTGTTTCGTGCAAGTGCTTCGACTAGTCGGGTGTGTAGTTTTTCATAATCGTTAAAGAGTTGAGTGAAATATTCTTGAAGACGATTGTTGTTGTATTGCAAGAAAATGACTTCATTCATCTTGAATGGTTTCTGGAAAGTATAATTTTGACAACTCACAGATGTGAATGTATCGTCGAACACAGCATATTTCTGTCGGATGTACGAGTCAGCAATCAATAACTGATCATCATTCGACAAGAAAATTAGTACTTCGTTTTTGGTTAATAAGCGATAAACCGCCTTTTGCCAAAACTCAGAAGCCGATTCATTCTTATTGGGCCTTACATTTAGCAGATAATCCCAATCAGTAGCCTTCTTTTTCCCATTATCGATGAATTTGAACTCAGATCTCGCAAAGATGCGGGCTACAAATTCAGCAGCCTTGTCAATCGACAGGCTCTTTAGTTGCAGATTTCCAAAGATCCGCTCCAGCTCATCAAATTCAAAACTTGGTTCCGGAACTTCTCGCTTGAATAAATTTAGCCATCCCAAGGCACCTCCTCCTTTCTAAAATTTTATGCCTACCACCCACCCGGATATTTTTTATCGTTTAAAGAAAGACTTTTTGGAGCGTTTCAATTCCTTTTTTATTGATTCAAACTCTTTATTTGTTTGTTCGACATTTTGACCGCAAATATCTTCATGTCGTTTCACGGACTGGCTCAAAGTATTCAATTCAGCACTAATTGAACCAATCTTGTTCAATAATTCCATGTTTTCTTTGCTTACTACTGCAAGCTCACATTCAAGCCCTTGAATCTTTTGTTCAAGTTGTTGTTTCTTCTTCATTCGTTTGTTCATTTTGTTGTCCTTTCTAAAATTCCCAATCTTTGATCACGTCAAGAAAGTCTCCAACAGTACTTTCTTGAATGTTTTCTCTCTTGTAGAGAGCAGCAATAAAGGCATGGAAACCGTCAGTCTTTCGTCTCAGCGGTTCCTTTTTCAAAAATCTCTTGTTTCCGTCTTTGTCTTCTTTGACAAAGGTATTATCGGTATACCAGAGCATTGATTTATCGTTTTCAAAAATGAATCTTTCGTTCGCAAATCCATCTTCAATGATTGGAGCTACCTTCGACTGTATCGCTCCTGGATTTCGCAAGAATTCATACTCAAAATCAGCTTCTTCCAGCAACGGTTTCAGCAAGTCCATTCTAAATCCATCGGCACAGACAATTTCGATATTGTACAGCTTACGCCACTGAATCAATTTATCAACCAGTAATCTTGGATCTATACTAGGGCCGTCTACGATAGTAAAGAGCCCTTGCTCCTGCCATTCACGGATTGGAGCCTTGATTTTAAACATATCCAAGAATTGCTTTCTGGCAAAACTGTGTTGCTTCCAGATGAACTCATCACCATTTTTAAAAAGTAGTCCCACACTTGCAAAGTCTCTGATGCTTGCGTAGTCAAAACCAGCGACACAAGATCTTCCTGCGAGATCTATGCCAGGGCTTCTCAATGCAGCTATTAACTTTTCACGAGTTGTTACATCTTTTTCGATGTCTGCTTCTGGCAGGTTCATCCGTTTTGTCATAAACTCTTGTCTGCCTGATGGTTCTAATTCTAAGTCATCATAGTCAGCTTTCGTTCTAGCTAATAGACGTTTGGCATAAGGTGTTGTCTCATCCAGCATTGGATTCGCTTTTGGCCAATTAGTCATATCGTCCACTTCTTCCGGATCATCTAACTTGCAGATAAAAGGGAATAGGCGGAACTCGTCAAGCTCGCCATTCAAGATCTTCATAGATTTTTCAATCATCTTGTCGTAAAACCCTTCACGAACGTGTCCATTTGTACCGTTGTAAAAGGTTCGAGCATGGGCAATCTTACCAAGTCCTGATCGCTGGATTTTAACAGCAGAGTCATTTTCAAACTGGTGAATTTCATCGAATTCAAGGCAGCCATCACGAGCCGAGTCCATTGTCTTTGGGTTGTTTGTCCGATAAGAAAAGACCGAGTTATTCCCTCGGCCTGTAATAGACATCTTTGTCAAATAGTAATGGTCTTCCAATCCTCTTCGCTGGACAGTCTCATAAACTTCCTCAAACGAGACCTTGCCTTGCTTCTCAGAGTTAGCTGTGATAGTCACATCGTAATCTCTGACAGGATAGAGAGGACTGATGAAGAATGCGTCCCGGCTGGACATAAAACCATTCTTTCCTCCCCCACGAGCAAGGGTCAGCAATATTTCATCAAATTGAGGTTCGCCATCTTCTTTCCGAAAAAGAAAGATAAATGGCGTGATGAACTTTTGATACTTAGCCAGTGGAAAGAAATTCTTCTCGGTGAACTGGATATATTTCTCAATCAAATCATTGTCAAAATATAAATCATCCCTCGGATAGATTTTTTCCTTGATGATTTTGAATAAGAGTGAGCGTTCTTTGTTGACTTTGATTTTTCCTGATTCGGCAAGTTCGATGTATTCATCAATCAGAGGATGAGAAATCACAACAGATCACTTCCGTCCGATGGTGGTTTCTTCTCGACTGGTGAATTTTCAACCTCAAAGTCAAATGATCGCTCAATCGCTAGTAGCTGATTGCTGGTTGTATTGATTTCTTTGATTAACGAGTTCGCTTTTTGAAATCTTTGCTGACCGTTATGGACGGTGATGACTAATCCATCTTGTTTTAGTCGTTCTTTCAACTCATACAGTAAACGGACCAGATAGAGATAGCGACGAACTTTCTCATACTGAATCGCATCTTTCTTTCGTGTGCTGAAATTGCCAATTTTGGAAAGTAACTGATTTTCCAATTCTTTTATATTTTTTTCTGAGTATTCTTCCATGAGCCCCCTCCCCCTTAAAAAATAGTGCTTTGCATTTGGACAATCGACCCCTCCCACCGGTTCCCAGAGACCGATTTTTTTCGATTTTTTTCGACCGGGGGGTCTTTGAATTTTTCAAAATTTTAAATTTTCATCCCCACCATTCGTCCGAACGAAAGTTTTTATTTTGCAACTTGGATGATTTGCGAAATTGAAAGCGATGATGTCGCTTATTGTGACACTCCTTGCACAAAGTACGAAGGTTGTCGATATCTAGAGCAAACTCTGGATAATATTCTAGCTCCTTGATGTGATCGACTTCAAGATTGTCTGTCGTTACTTTGCCATCATCTCGACACCAAACACATTCAAAGTGATCTCGACTCATTGCTTCGAGTCTTAATTGTCTCCATGATCTTGAAAGATAAAACTCTCTGCGACTTTCTCTTGTCGAAACATCTACTTTCAATTCTTAAATCCTCTGTAACATTTCATACTTTCAATTATCTATTTCTGAAATTCATTATATTATTTCTGAAAACTATGTTGTTTTTCTCTCTTGAATTAGACATATCTTATATTCTGTCTGATTCGCACCAGCTTTAAAAAGCCTGTAAAATAAATGAATAGCAGGCAACTAATAAAACTAATTAGCGTTTTACTCGTTGTGTCTAATTGATAACTATAAATCAAAATTAGACATGGCTTTATCTCGTTGATCTTGTCTAATTCCAATGTACCTCAGCGTGATCGCAGGAGATGAGTGATTAAATAGATCCATGAGCATTGCCACGTCTTTGTATTTCTTGTAGTAATGGTACCCGAATGTTTTCCTCATCGAATGAGTCCCTATATTTTCAATGCCACATTCGAGAGCAGCCGTCTTTAATATCCAGTCCACCGTTCTTCTATCGAGTGGTTTGTTTTTTCCGATGCGACTTTGAAACAAGTAATAATGTAGTGGCATGTCTTTGATATATTCTCTGACTTCCTTTTTCAAAGTCTTCGTCATCTTGATCTGTTTCTGCTTACCAGTCTTCTGCTCTTTTATCTTGATATGCCAACCCTGAACATCTTTTACTCGTATCCTCAAGATATCTCCGACACGCAAGCCTGAATTAATCCCGAATAGAAACAACAAATAGTTTCTTTCGTTCCACTCTCTTAAATATTCCTTCATTGCCTTGATGTCATCTTTATCACGAATAGGATCTACAATGTTCATAGTGTCACCTCCTCTCTCTTCACAAAATAAAAAGCCAGCAACTGCTGACTTGTTTCATTGAGAATACAGGACTCGAACCTGTGTCCCTGGATAATTGTCCAGTATTCTTGCCTCCTGAACTAATTCTCAACCAATTTTCTATAAGGAGACCTCTCTTCGGTTTTACCCGATAATACAATTTTACCACCTTGATTTTAAATTTTTTCCACGATTTTGGACCTATTTTAAACTTTTTTCCAAATTAATGTTGATCTTAGTATTTACAGACAGTTCGTAGATTTTCTTTTCAAGGTTGCTGAAGAATGGTTCAATCACTTCCTTGTAAGCAAGTGATTTACTACAATGTAAGTATTTGATTGATGCTCCCTCAACAGTTAGAGTTCCATCAATGTATACTTCTTTGATTGCTGCCCATTGTTTTTCTGGTGTCAAAATCTTGACAGTGCTGATTGCTTCTCTGAGCAATTCGAGACGATGCAGTTCCGGATCCGATTCTTTTTTGATGATGTCGGCCAGCGCTTTCGGTGTCATTACCTTATTACTCTTGATCCCTGTATTTGGATCGGTTGGTTTCCAAGGTACTTCAATTTCTTCAATCCGTTCCTTGATTTCTTTCTCGAATGGATACTGCTTCAATGCTAGGATTAAATATCCATATCTACTTCTTAAATTCATTCATTTGCCTCTTTGACGTAGACTTCAACAATTCCTTGTAAACCTAAACTCTCACGGTAAGCAAGTGCATCATGTCTGTTTTCAAATTCTTTCTCAATATATTTTGCTGAATGTTTAGGATCGCTCCAACTTGAGCGTCCATGGTATTTCCTAACAACATATACCCTCATTTATTGTCCTCCACATCGATGATATGATCAATAATACGCTTTAAATCTCTTATATTGTCAAATGGCAGCACTGCATCGTGCAGATCTTCAAAGTATGAATCTGTTTCAAAAAACTCTTCCCCAAGTATAGCTATCTCTAGCTTGCCATTTATTTGGGCAATAGATAGAATTCTATTCGCTCGCATTGGTATATGTACATTATCCAAACTCATCATTTCTCCTTTCTGTTTTTAAACGCTATCACACTGGCCCAGATCAAACCAGAGAGCCAGACTAGGCCGAATAATAAATAGATAAAGTTTTGTAGGTCCATGTTGATTCCCATCTATTTGTTATACAGTGTTACGTTGCTTGAGTGAGTGTAATATGCCTCGCCATTTTCGAAAGTCACACGAATACTATCTTGTTCGTCATATTTTGCCCATTGCTTTACTTCACCTTCGACAATTCGTCCATCGACTAGTCTGACTTTTGCGTATTTGAAAGTAAAAGTTGTTCCAAGAATATCTTTATTTCCACACCCCGATAGTGTTATAAAAGACAAACAAACAAAAACTGTAATTAATAATTTTTTTATCATATTTCTACCTCCACCAATTCCGGATTTTCGTAAATGTTGCCGATAACCTCAACCTCAAAGAGATCTGTAATAAATAAATCATATAGAGGGCTTTCAAGGACTTTACGCTTAACTTCTTTAGAAACAAACATGGCTTTTTCATCATTGTATCTAACAGTCTCCAACCAACTTTGACCACTCATGATTTTTACTTTTAGGATATCTCCATCGAAAATTTCCTTATCATTCTCATCAAACAAGCCTGTTGATTGCATGAGCTCGATTTCGTCAATCTTTGCGTTAACTCCAAGATCTTTTCCTATAAACAAAACTGTTGTCACGTTTCCTTCATCGTCAAATCGTATCCGTTTGCCTTCACACATTTCTTCCCATGTATTGTGCCACGCTCTGAATCTTATCATTCTTCCACCTCACCAGCTTTTTCAAGGGCGAATCCGACTCCATACATTAACAAGTAACTCTGGAATCTCACAAAGTCTTCGATCAATTCCGCTTCTTGCATATCGTATTCAGCAATTTCATTTAAAAAATATTCTATGTCGTCGTGTTGCACACTACCATAATCTGTTCTTGTGTGATTCATTTCAAATTCGTAACCATCTACATCTATTATGTAATGAATTCCATCTGTTGAATTTTCGTATTTATAATCTTTAATAATCATTCTTCCACCTCCTCAATTTCGATCCCCTCACAATCGAACACCCAGCCAAAACCGGCCTCTTCGAGCTGTTTTTTTGTGTGTTCTGTACGAAATTTCTTATCGATTTTTAAAGACGATAACACCCAAGCGTGTTGAAATTTGATAAAGTTTAAGTAATTAAAATCACCACTTTCCATCCCTTTAAATCTTACATAATACCGCTTTTCTTTCTCGACTGTGTAGCCGTCAAGCCAAGCACGGGCAAATGTTTCTTGGTTATCTACAATCCATCTTCCGTATTTTTCTTCCAGATTAGCTTGTAAAAACATTTGAGACAGTTTCCAGCCTTCATCTTTTCTCTGTTCAATCCAATCCGCCACAAACTGCGGTACAACTGGCTTCTGCGGTCCGTCTAGTTGTTCAATGAGTTTAATTGCTTCGTCTATCTCAATATATTTTGCTTCATTACCGAAAACATTTTTTAAATCTTCTATCCGTTCAATCAACTCTTGCTTATTCATTTTCTTTCTCCTCACAATAATCAGTCACTAGTGCATCTAACCAAGACCACTCATCAACATAATCAATCGGTTCTACATCTCTTTCTTGTAACCATGCTGAAAATTCCACCACTTATCAATATAGATTGTGTAGTAGTCTCCCCAGTCCCAGTAAGTAAGGCTGATTACGGTAGTTTTTCCGTTTTCGTCTTCAACCGTGATAGAGCCGTTTTCTACCATCGCTGTCCCAAAGCACAACTCACAAGTTCCCGTAAACTCTTCCTGTATATCTGAAATGTATTTAATGACTTTGTACTGCATTCGATTCCTCTTTCCAAAATCAAGGGGGAATTATCCCCCTCACATCAGCTTTCCTTTTTCTTTAAAGTAAATGCTAGTGTTGCTACTGAAATACCTAGTGCTACAAGTGACAATCCAATATCTGATCCAGTCGCAGGCAAGACTGCTGGTACGCTGTACGCTTCGACTTCTTCAGATTCGTTTCGCGTGGTTTTCGCGTGATTTTCCACGCGATTAGTGATTTTTACTTCTTCGACTTTTGGAGTTTCTTTTGGCGCCGGTGTGTTTGGCTTGTCTTCTTTCGGCTGTGGTTTTGGTTCGTCGCGTTTAGGTTCCGGAATATCGATCACTAGTTCCGGTTTGTCCAATACTGGCGCGTCTGGAGGTGTCACTCCGCCTTGCCACTCGGGCTTGTCAAGTTGCGGTGCGTCAAAAGGTGTTGTACCGCCTTTCCATTCCGGTTTTTCAAGCACCGGTGCTGGTGGCATTAATGGAATATCATTTAAATCGATTGACGGTTTTTCATATTTCGGAGCGTCATTTGGAATTTCCCAAACTGGTTTATCTTCACCGACTGCATCACCACGACCACCTACGAGCTGGATCTTCATGTATGACACAGCACCATCATTTTCAGCCTTAAGCTCGATCTTGTTAGTAGGATTAGTTGAATCTTTTACAGCATTAACAAGTTTGGTCTTGTAGTAAAGATAGATCATGTGATCCAACCGATCCATCTTGATTGTAAATCCATGATCTGACTTACTGATTGACTTAACCAAGTCCATAGCAGATCCTTTTTCAATCCATGGATCTACGCTTTCAATGTTCTTAATCTCAAAGTAGTTATCAACTAGCTTTTGGTTCTCGCTCATTTCGTCAATGATAGTCACATAATTTAAGACACGTTTGGCATAGTTAACCCGTGCTGTCCAGTTGATAACACTTGGATCGGCTTTGTCTTGTTCTCCCCATTTTGTGATTAATTCGTCTTTACCAATAACTCCCTCTGTACCAACATTAGCTGTGACTAAAGTGCCATTAAAGTTAGCTGTTACTGGTTTCCCCGGGACAACCTTATCTGTCCAACTTGCGTCTAATTCAAGGCTCATGCTCTTATTTAGAGGGTGGTTCTTAAAGTAGTCATTAAATACAGTAGTTACCTTGTTAGTAGTTGCATCCGCTGTAGCTTTACCTACGACTGCTTTTTCTGGGTTATGCACGTCAAACTCATAAGATGTTTGAAATTTTAATTCTTCTGGTAAGTCAAAGGTCACCTTGTCACCTTCATTTACTGAAATATCATCTGGGATTTTAATATCCTCATACTTAACCTTAAATGGAGTATATCGCCCATTTCCTTCTGGTTGTTCGATCACGACTTCCGGGTTCTCTACTCGGATAGTGTCCCCATTCTTTGTAACACTTCCTGCATTGCTTCCTCGGCTTGAATTTTCATCGTCAACTGCTCGAGCTCCTTCGAGTTTTCCAGGATCTCCTTCGTGTTCTCCCTGCGCACTTGAAACAGTCGCTTCTGTTCCGCTTGTGCTGTTTCCAGCTTGTGCTGTAAGTCCGATGCTATCTTTTGCGAGATCGCCATTAAGTTCATCTGCTTTTACCCCTCCTGCTGTTGCGATTGCTGCGATTGTTGCTACTGTTGTCAAAATAATCTTTTTGTTCATTGTTTTTCTCCTTTTATTTTTAGAATGGCAAATCACTTTCATCAATGTCCATCGGATTTGCATAGTTAGGTGGCATCTGTTGAGTCATACTGTTCTGGTTGGCAGTGTTATCACGTTTTTCTAAAACTTGAAAATTTTCTGCGACAACTTCAGTAACATATACTCGCTTACCGTCATTGCCTTCGTAGCTTCGAGTCTGGATTCTTCCCGTAATTCCGACCAGCATTCCTTTTTTGGTCCAATTGCAAAATCTTTCCGCTTGCTCTCTCCACATCACACAGTTGATGAAATCTGCATCATATTCACCATTTGCATTTTTAAAATTTCGATTGCATGCAATATTAAATTGTGCTGTTGCGATATTGCTCGGTGTATAGCGTAGCTCTGCATCTCTGGTTAACCGACCAATAAGAGTTACATTGTTGATCATTATTATCCTCCAACATTGTTCATTTCAGCAGCTTCCTTAACTGCTTCTGCCTTTTTACGTTCCTGCACTTGGTATTCCCGATTTAATTTGTTTAGGATTACCTCTTGTGCAGTATTTTGTTCAGCAAAGCGCTGAATACTTAATTCATGTTCCTGAATGGTCCACTGCATATCCTTGATTGTTTTTTCTTGTTCAACCAATCTGGAGTTGAGATTGATGGCAATTACCAATGTAACTCCTGCCAGCAATATCAAGTTAATGATTAACCAGTCGATTTTACGCTTCATCTTCGATTACCCTTTCTAATTTTAGATGTCCTGCATTTCGTCCCTGTTCGTTTAAGTGGATGTAATATTTGAGTAATGCACTATCTTTTCCAGTAATTCTGCTCAGTTCTTTTAAAGTACCTGTACAGATATACTTATCACGATCATATAGCTTATAGTCGGCAAGAATTTCCGGATCACCCATCAAAGTTTTTTCCTCAATACCGAAATACTCGCACAATTCTTGGACATGATCAGGATTGATGTCATCCTTAGTGATCCATTCTTGTATCGTCTGTTCACCACGATATAGATTCCTAGAGAGTTCTCTGCGAGTGAGACCTTTTCCTAAAATCAACAATTGTAATTGCTGACGAAAGTGATCCATTTGGTTTTTCGTATAATGTCTCATAATTATCACTCCTGCTTAACAATCGCTGTCTTTTCGAGATCTTCACGCTTTAAATCTGTGATAAGCCAGTCTAAGTATTTCTTTGCCTTATTTAGATCTTCCAATCCATTTTTCTCTTGATAGCGACAAAGATACTTGATGACATTTCCCCAGTAAAATCCCCGGACTTCTTTTGGTCCTCCAGCAAAATTGCGAATAATGTCAATTGATTCAAGACCATATTGCCCAACGTAGTGATTAGGTCTATTTACTTTGTCAAAACCGTTATTTAAAATTTCTTCTGTCATTTTAATCGTTCCTCCTTGATCCAAACACCATCCACTAATTTTCCTGTTCGATCTTTGATTTCTTCATAAGCGATGTTCAAGCATTCGACAAAATTATGATTTAGCAATGCTGAAATTCGCATCAACTCATAAACAACATTTTTTAATTGGTATGATTGTCGGTTAAAATATGCTGCCAATGATTGGTCCATCATTAAGACAAAATAGTCTTCTGACTTTGCTGCCTTAGAAAATACGAATATATTATTTTCTGGGAAAATTTCTTCTGTTTTGATTCCTAACTGTAACGTCAAACCAATCAATACAACAGTGATATCTCCGATACTATCTTTCGTTACAGCCTCATCATTCTCTGCTAGTCCTCGTGATAGTTCACCGATTTCCTCATACAATTTCAAAAATTGCTTGTTTGGATCTTGCGTTTGCAAATTTCGGTCATAAAACCAACGCTGAACTTTTGTGATCAAATCTTTTAATTGTTTGTTTTCCATCAATATCTCCTGCTTTCTGTATTCTCTGGGAATTTATAAATATGTTTGCTGGCACCCTTGAAGATTCGGTCAGCAAGGGCCTTGTTGTAAATTGTTTTAATATCGTTGCTCGATAAGTTCGTGTTAAAAAATGTTGTTTGACGATTGTCCAAGATTTTAAACAGTACTCGTTGTCTCCATTCATTCGCTTCTTTGAGGCTTCCACTCATACTGCTTTCTTTTCCTAAATCGTCAAAAAAGAGAAAATCAACATTGCTCAATAGATTCACAGCATAACTTTCTGTGAAGTCTCCTCGACCATTGAAGCTTTCTTCAATTTTTGAAAAGAGTGCAGAAGTCGAAATGAATAACACACTCTTTGGTTGCTTGCATTCTTTGAATTTTTCATTTAATGCTTTGGCCATTCCAATGGATAGATGACTTTTACCAACTCCTGGAGGACCACTCAATATCACATTTCCTGTTTCGTACTTCATAAAGTCACGCAACATTCTTTTTGAAAAATTCAAAGCTTGTTCACACGACTTATTTCCAACATCGTAATTATCAAGTGTCTTATCTTCCAATTCCTTGGAATAGATGCTCTCACGATCAAATACTTTGTATGTATTCGCCAGAATTGACTGGATAGTTGCTTCTTGCTTTAAGTGTTCCTGCAATTCATTGATTCCTTCTTTTTCGCATTCTGGGCAAATGTCGAGCGATTTCTGGGATCCATCAATCGTGATTTTTGCATTGATCATCTTGGATCCGTGCTTGTTGCAAAATTTAGGTTCGCTTGTAGAATCTACTGTATAATCCTGATACATTAAAATCCCAACCTTTCATCTTGTTGCTGAGTTGATGCACTCGAAGGCATCTTTTGATTTAAGTACTTTTCAAATTTAGTCGCATTAAACAACGTGTCTGGAGTTAAATACTTGGACATCTTGGAGTCATTCTTCCATTCAAGGCTTTTTACATCAATGACATGCTTAAAGTCATCTATTGAGTAATTCTCACTTAAACGACCATTGATTAATCTTTGAGTTGATTTGCTAGTAGGTTTAAAATGAGATCCTGTTTTGTCGTTTAGATATTTGATAATTTCGTCATAGACATCAGATTGAGCTTTTTGCTCCTTATCTATATCTATATCTATATCTATATCTATATCTCCGTTGCCTTTTGTTGCATCGGTGTTGCATTGCAACGCTTTTTGATTCTCTCGATGCTTGCGAGACCTACGGGTACTTGCTGTTTCACTTCCTACCATTTCTGGAACTTGTTCGAGGTTAAACTGATAATTGTCTGATGTAGTCAATAATTTCTTTTTTGTTAAAAACATCAGTGTCAATCTGATTGCTTCTGGATCTTCGTCTATCAATAGAGATAATTCTTCTGCTAGATCCTCTGCTAGTCCCTCGAAGTATAGTTTCCCTTGTTCTGCTAAACTTGCAAGCATCATTTTAAGGTAGATGATTGTGATTTCTTCCCCACCTGGAAGCTTTCTCATGAGCTTCATTTCCTTCGAGTTAAAAAAATCGTCTTTCAATTGTAGCCAATAGTACCTCCGATTTTCAGTTACCATATTAAGCCTCCGCATTCGAAAATTTTGCATATTCCTTGTGGAAAAACAGCTTGACTGTTCCTAGGCTGCCGTGCCTATTTTTCTCAAGAATTAATTCTGTAACATTATCAGGCTCTTCCTGCTCTTCACGTTTGTAATAAGCCTCTCGATAGAGAAATGCGACTATATCGGCATCTTGCTCAATCGATCCTGACTCTCTTAAATCTGAGAGCACGGGCCTTTTGTCGTTTCGCTGTTCAACCCCACGAGAAAGTTGACTCAATGCAATCACTGGAACTTTCAATTCCTTGGCTAATATTTTTAATTGCCTTGAAATCTCAGACACTTCCTGTTGCCGATTTTCTCTTCCTCTACCAGTAATTAGTTGAAGATAGTCAATTACAATCAATCCAAGGCCACCAGTCTCTTGAGACAATCGCTTGGCTCTAGATCGAATCTCAGCAATCTGAATTCCTGCTGTATCGTCAATATAGATTTTTCCTTTTGCAAGTTGCTCTTGTGCCATGATCATCCTGCGCCATTCGCTTTCAGAGAGATTCCCTGTTCTGACATGATACGATGGAATCAAGCCTTCGGCTGACAGCATACGCTCTACAAGACTCTCTGCCCCCATTTCAAGAGAGAAAATTGCCACTGGTTTCCCAGCTCTTATTGCCACATTTTGGGCGATATTAAGAGCAAAAGCTGTTTTCCCCATCGCTGGCCGTGCTGCAAGAATAATCAGGTTGTCAGTATGTAGACCAGTCGTGATATTGTCAAAATCTGTAAAACCTGTTGGTGTTCCTGTTACATCACCAACACGTTGTGAGCGCTCGTCAATAATTGACTGCGTGGAATCAATGACATCAATAATTGGACGGAAGCCAGTCTGCTTGTCATTTGCTATATTTGACAAAGCTTGTTCAGTCTGGACAAGTATGTCATTTAGATCTGATTGACCATCATATACGTTAGCTATCGTTTGATTGAGATCTTCAATAACCTTTCGTGCTTTCGCTTTTTTGGCTACAACCTTGGCATAATGCTCAATGTGAGCACTGGTTGGTACAGCATTGATGAGACTTGCTAAAAATGCCATCCCACCGATTCGATCAAATTCGCCTATCGAGTCAAGCGCTGATTTAACTGATACGGGGTCAATTGGTTCGCCCTTGTCTGCAAGACCTTCCATGATTTCAAAGACGATGCCATGTGATAGTTTGTAAAAACTTTCTTTTGTGAGGTATTCAGAAGCAATGAGGATCTTATCTGGATCGACAAATACTGATCCGATTACTGCTTGTTCAGCAAGGAGATCGTGAGGCAGGATTGTGTTATTTTCTGCCATAAACCAGCTCCTATCTACGATATCCGAAACGCATTGCTTCTCGTGCTTCTTGAATACGTTGTTGTTCAGCGATCATCTTTTTTAGTTCTCGTTTTGATTCCTTGCATCGCTCACTAATTGAGCTGATGATAATCATTTGAAATAGGACCACAATAATTAATACTCCGACTAAAATTTCTGCTAACATGTTAATTCCTCCAATATTCTTTTATAAAAATAATTCCTGTGTTATAATTAGTTTATAGTTCTTTCAAAGTGCCTTTCTCAAGGCGCTTTTTTTATTTTTGTAAGCTTCGACAGAATCGCTGAACATCTTCCAAATTGTAGAGATACTTCCCGCCCTTTCCGGACTGTTGAAATTGGAATTTCCCTTGATCTCTCCATTCTTCTAGTTTAGTTCTACCCCATCCGGTCGCTTCCTGTAGCTGTTTGATCGGCACCCATGTAATATTTCTGCTTGATCTACGCTTAGCTTCTTCCATAGCTTTGATGTTGATTGAAACCAGCTCTTCAAAGAGTTTGTCTTTAAATTCAGTTCCAAATAGTTCTAGGACCATTTTTTTAATCCTTTCTATTCTTTATTTTTCTTTTGTTCTATAGCTCTTAAAATTACTTCATGAGCTATATCTTTTGTGAGCTTTTGTAACTTAATCAAAGCTTCACTATAAGTTTCTGATTGTTCAATTAGCAAGTCAGATAACTTTATAATTTCATCTTCAAAATCCATCTCAAGACCGATGACCTTTCTATATTATTGTGTTAACTTACTACTGACAAAAAACGATTAAATAAGACCTCTTACTCCTTATGAAAATCGTCTGTCAATTTTTATGAAAGGAGGGAATCTATGAATTACATTAATGAAATGTTGCCTAATGAAGTAAGTTTCTTGTCATATCGTTTTTCAACTTCAGGTGCAGACAGTGTTGATCCATCATCTAAACCTGTTTTGAAATTTGCTACAACAGTAGATAACGAGAAATTTATTGATTTCTTGTCAGTACATGAAAATGGTTTAGTTCTATTAGTTAAAAGTGAAGACAATGAAGTTTGGTCTAATAGAAAACCAATTTCCAATACTGTTGATGGTAAACTTGTAATTACTTTTGAAAGTGAATAATCGAATCACTAAGTTTTACAGAAGTTTTCCCATCTTTTGAACTAAGGACTTGTTTTTTAACAAGTTCTTTTTTTAATTTTATTTTCATTTATTTCTCCTTATACAATTTATTTAAGTAGAGTATTAGGAAATGATTGCTTAATTGATATCTCTTTAGGATGCTCCCGACCATTAATATAGTCGATTTGGATCAGAGTTTCAGGTACTTCGTCCTTGCTTGTCTCCCAAACAATGTTTATTCCTTGTAAACCGATATCTTCAGCTTGAAAATCAACTCCATTTAAAATAACGTGAGGTATGCTAGAATCACTGCTGATCTTAATTTCTAGATTTTCGATTTGCAATGTCTTTTTTAAAGGTTCGCTCATTTGTTTCTACCTACCCGACTAAACTCATCTGTCCATTTCGGGCTTTGATTTCTAGCTTGGTATTTGCTGATGGCTCCCAACTATCCCAATAGTCGAAAGCTTTTTCCTCGTCCTTGCGCTTTAATAAGTCATAGCGTGGGATACGGAAGTAGTCCTTGAAATCTTTAGCAGCCTGTGAAAATACAGATTGTGCGAAATGTCGGTCACGGTATGCTTGGCTGTCTTTACCACCTAGCAATGCCACGACTTTTTTCTTACGCATTTTTTCCAATGCTAGACAAACCGAAGGGTTGACCGGTTGCTCATTCTTCAGATAATCAACATCGGCTGATAAGATGGACTGGCCTTCTTTCAGCTTTTTTAATTCCTGGAGCGCATGGATCATTGCGTCTTCTACCACTAACTCGGTAGGTTGAATTGTCACTTCATTCATTATTCAAATTCTCCTTCTAAAATGTTGCTTTCTTTGCGGATATCGTTCAGGTCGTTGAAGAAACGAAGTCCTCGACTGATAAAACTATCAAATTCATTTCGGATTATCCCGTCTGCTTTGAGGACTTTCTCCTCATCTGCGTAGATCAGACCACCCATGCTTGCTAAAAAGTCATTTCCCTTTTGCAATAGGCTTGTGATATTCTTGTAGGCTGAGATTTGCTTCTGCACATTATTGAGTTGTCCTTGCGATTCTTCAATCGCTCGTGTCAATTCGTCGTACTGAGAAGATTTCTTATCGACCTCTTCACGCTGGGCCAGTGTGTCAGCAAGTTGCTTTTTGATAAATTCAGAGCGTTCCTCAATGGCTTTGACCGTTTTGGATAGTTCCTTATTCTTTTCTAGCAACTGCTTGTTTAGGTCCTGTGTGGCCTTGTAATCGTCTGGGATGACTTCCTTGATGGTTTCCTTAACTTCGACCTTGGAAGATTTAATACGCTCGTTTTCAGCTTGTAGACGCTTGTTTGCAAGCTTGCTGAGGTTGAGCTTCTTCTTGATTTCCTGAAGTTCTCGTACCGTTGGATTGTCACCGTCTTCGATGCGTTGGATCTGCTCCTCTCGCTCTTCTTCAGGAAGAGTTGCAATCAGATGAAGTGCCGTAGTTCCTAAATTTCGTAACGTTTCGAAATTTGGAAGTTCATTTGCTATCTTCATTGATTTACTTGCGAAATCTTTGTCAATTCCAAGACTAGTGTACCAATCCATAAATTCACCATGTACCAGATTATGTTCTTTCACATGGTTCAATCGTCTGCCGATTTCCCAAATGGACTGACCGGCTATTTGTTTGTGGTGACTGATTTCTAGCTCAATTTGAGCTAGGTTATTTGATAAAGTGATTTCGTTCATTTCCTACTCTCCTAAATCAACCCAAGTCTCGTCGATACCTAAGACATCGCAGACTCTATTTTTGAGTCTGTCACTGCCCTTCCCATATTTCAGTAGTTCTGAAATGGTAGGTTTCTTCACTCCGCAAGCACGAGCGAGATGCGTCTGTGTCATTCCTTCTGAACTCAATTTTTCTTTGACCAATTGAATCCATTTTTGATGTTGTTGGCTCATTCCTGACCTCCTTTTTAAAAATTTATCTAAAAAGTTAGCGAATTTATTGACAACTCTAGTCAAATGTTTTAAAATGAAAACATAGAGAAAAGACCTACTAAAAGTAAGGTTTACCTATATAAAACAGACGCCAATCAGTTTACTAGGCTTTATTTTTTAGTTGTCTTATTCGCTAACTCTTTAGCTTACGATTATTATTTTAAAACATTTGACTAAATATGTCAACTATTTTTCTACAAATATTTTAAAAATTTTTTTCGTTTGCTTAGAAAGGTTCTAAAAAAATGTTCGTAGCATTCGATAAAATAAAGGAATTAGCTGATAAACAGGGGATTTCTATAAATGTTTTGGAAGAAAAACTTGGTTATGGAACTAACACTTTGTATCGATTAAAAAGAAGCAATCCGAGTTCAAAAGTTTTAAAAGAAATAGCTGATTACTTTAATGTAAGCGCAGACTATTTACTTGGTCGCACGGATAATCCTACTATTGCTGGTGATTCAAAAGAGTATACCTGGCAAGGGAAGCCTCTCAATGTTGAAGAAATGGCATCTAATGTCATGATGTTCGGTGGTCGAGAATTAACAGATGAAAAGAAGAAAATCATACAGTCTATTATTGAAGGTTATCTAAAAGAAGCTGGTGATTAGAGGTACTGCTTAGTGACCGAAAAAGAAATTATAAGCCATTATCAAGTTCGTATTATTGATTTTGATGGAGATTTAATGCCTGATGAACTCGGATTTTACGAACAAGAAACTAATACAGCTTTCCTATCGAGTAAACTCAACAAAAAAGAGAGAGTTAAGGTACTATTGCATGAACTGGGGCACAAGGACCACACACGTTCAGAGTACCAGAACGCTCGCCTACGATGTGAAAATGAAGCTGATAGGAATATGATCCATCATCTTGTAAAAGATGCACTAGATAATCTAGAAGACCCTAGAGAGTTTGATTACATACAATTCATGTCTTACTATAACCTGAGAACTATAACAAATGAAATTATGGTTCAAGAGGAATACTTAGCATTGGTCGAATGAAAGGAGACTCATATGTCTTACTCGTACGTTGCTTTAGATGTTGAAACTGCTAATGATTTCAGAGGAAGCATCTGTTCAATCGGTTTGGTAAAGTTTCAAGATGGAACTATCGTTGACACCTACTATACCTTAATCAATCCCGAAACAAGTTTTGACACCTTCAACATTTCTATTCACGGTATTAAACCTGAAGACGTTGCTGATGCTCCTACATTTCCGGAAGTAAGGCAGGATATTGTTGATTTTATTGGTTCTGATATTGTTGTATGTCATTTTGCCCAATTTGATATGGGAGCCTTGAATGATGTTTACAATAAATATCAGTTAGATTATGACGATATAAAATATATTTGTTCTTATAGACTTGCAAAAGTTGCTATGCCAGGACAATTAAATTATAAGTTAAAAAATCTTTCGAAAGCATTGAATATTCAATTAGACCATCATAATGCTTTGTCTGATGCGAAAGCTAGTGGTTTAATTCTAGATCATCTATTATCAGCAAACTCTTTTTCTGATCTCAATGACTTTTTAAAAGAGTATCGTTATGACAAGACAGGTCTACTTGGTCAGCATGGTTTTAAGAGAAAAAAAGACGCTAAGTACAAAGATAATCTCATCTATACTCCTACGGAGGAGGAGAAAGCAGAAATGGACCCAGACCACTATTTCTACGGATTGTACTTTTGTTTTACTGGAAAATTAGAGAGAATGACCAGAAAAGAAGCCAATAAGGCGGTAGCGCTTGTTGGTGGAGTCCCAGAAAAAGGTGTAACTAATCACACAAATATTCTAGTTGTTGGTGAACAAGATTGGCGTGTGGTCGGTGTAGACGGTCTAAGTAGTAAAATGAAGAAAGCAAAATCGTTGCTTGAAAAAGGTCATGATATTGAAATCATGACAGAAAATGACTTCATAAGATTGCTTGATGATTAATTAACAAGAAATAACAAAAATCCCCACAATCGCCTGCAAGCTAAAATGTGAGGATGTGCTGTATAGAAAGAATGGCATTAAAAAGCCCTCTTTACTATACCCATTTTAACAAGAAATGAGGTAAAACGCAATGGAAATTAAGTCATACAAAAAGAAAAATGGCGACACAGCCTATAAGTTTAGGATCTATGTCGGCAAAGAAAATGGAAAAGACAAGTATGTAAAGCGTCAGGGCTTCCCGACAAAAGCCAAGGCAAGAGCAGCACTTCTCCAACTTCAAACTGACCTTAAAAATAGCGAGGAAATTACTGTCAAGGAAATCACTGTCGAGGAAGTCGCTGAAAAATGGCTCAAGGAATATGCTGACACAGTACAAGATAGTACCTACATCAAGACTGAGAGAAATTTACAAAATCATATCTATCCGACTTTAGGAGATCAAAAAATATCTTCTCTCACTCCTCTTCAGCTTCAGGAACAAGTCAATGAATGGTCCAAGAAACTTGTTTACGGACGTAAGATGAAAGGCTTGATGAATAACATATGTAAATACGCTATTAGACACGGCTATATCTCAACCAATCCTGTTGAGAGTGTCACGACACTTGTCAAAAAGAAAGTCGATACAGATAGCGATTTTTACGACAAGGAAGAGCTGAAATCATTCCTTGAGTTAGTAGATCAGACCGATGAATTGAGAAAGAAAGTCCTCTTCCGCCTTCTAGCCTTCACAGGGGTTCGAAAAGGGGAGGTTTTAGCCCTCAAATGGGAAGATTGGACCAATAACACTCTGAGTATAAACAAAGCCATTACAAGAGGATTTGACGGGGAATCCGTCGGTGCTACAAAAAACAAAAGTAGCAACCGATTGATTAGCTTGGACAAAAAGACAAGTGAGCTACTAACAGAGTTTAGAGAAATGAATCCTACTACTACTTTTATCTTTGAGAATGAATTTGGAAAACCAATACCAGGAACACTACCACGGAAATGGCTACAACAAATTGTCAAAGATTCGGATATGCGCCCGATTAGGATCCACGGCTTCCGACACACACATGCCAGCCTATGCTTTGAAGCTGGAATGACACTCAAACAGGTCCAGTATAGACTGGGGCACTCAGATTTAAAAACAACCATGAACATCTATACGCACATCACCAGAGAGGCTAAGGATGATATTGGTGAGAAATTCGCAAACTATATTGATTTTTAAACAAATAACATAAAAACAGACCCTTTGGACAAAAAAGGGTCTGTTTTTGGGTCTGCCAGTTTCAAAAAGGTTCAAAAAGGAATAGAAAGTATAAAACAAAAAACGTTGTATTTACAACGTTTTAGAAAGTTTTAGAAAACTTTAGAAAGTATATATGGAGCCGGTGGGAGTCGAACCCACGTCCAAACACCTGTCAGCATATTTGTCTACAACCATAGGTTATGTCTTCTTTTAACAGCTACACGACACATAACTCAAGCCCTGTACCTGCGAGTCTATCAATCTCTTATCTAACTCCTAGACAAAGCTAGATCGTATCTCGCTAAAATTAAGACCTGTCATCAAACACGAGCGATTCGAATCGG